ACAGATTTAACTACTACTAATTTATTAGCAACAACTGGAACTTTTACAGATTTAACTACTACTAATTTATTAGCAACAACTGGCACTTTTACTAATATTACTAATTCTGGTTTAATATCAACTACTAATTTATTAGCAACAACTGGCACTTTTACTAATTTAACAACAAATAATTTATTAACAACAAATGGAACTATTACTAATTTAACTACTAATAACATAACTAATTCTAGTTTTATATCAACAGTTAATTTATTATCGGCAACTGGTGGTTTTACTGATTTAACTACAACTAATTTATTAGCAACAACTGGCACTTTTACCAATTTATTTACTACTAATATTACTAATTCTGGTTTAATATCAACAACTAATTTATTAGCAACAACTGGCACTTTTACAGATTTAACTACTACTAATTTATTAGCAACAACAGGTACTTTTACTGATTTAACTACTACTAATTTATTAGCAACAACTGGCACTTTTACTGATTTAACAGTATTAAATACATCATTATTTGGAACATCAAATACAAACCATTTAAGTATAACTGGAGCAAATACAGGATTACCAACAAGAATAGAAGCATTAGGAGGAGATTCAAATATATCCATATTATTTATACCAAAAGGAATAGGGACAACAATAGAAGATTATCAATATTATGTAGCAACACCACCAATATATTCAGGAGGTAATTTAGGAATAGTAAGTAATCTTAATTATAATAATACAGCACGATATAATAATATTAGATGGTCATCTAATTTTAATGCTGATACACGAAATTTTTTATATCCTGTACATTTTAGTAATACATTTTCAAATACAAGAATTACAGTTCCAGTAAATGGTATATGGAATATAACATTTTTTTTAAATATATCAGTTGTAACAGAAATAATATCTTATTTAACATTAAATTTAGATACTAATGATATTTTAAATGGTAGTATTAATGTAACTCCTAATTTTACATATACAACTTCAAATCAAATAAGAATATTGGCATTAGGACAAGGTTTTCAAGGACCTGCTATATCAATATATACAACTTTAACTTGGACTGGATATGTTAAAACAACTGATTTTTTATTATGTGGATTTTATCGTCCATTATCTGCATCTACAAATTATCCTGCTAATGTTGTTAGAAATGGATTACATTTAACATTATTACAACGAACTTCTTAGATTATTAAAATAATATACTAATTTTGTTAAAAATTAATATATTAATAAATAATATAATGGATAAAAAATATCCAATAAGCAAACAAGGTAAAAAATGTATAGGACCATGTTATAAAGCAGGAACATATATAGTACATCCAATTACATTAGAATATGTAACATCAAAAAATAATCCATTTTGTCCAGTAGCAGAATATGAATATATAAATCCAACAACTAATCAAGCAGAATTAAGATTAATTGACGATTGTAATATACCAACAAACAGTAAAGAAACAGAAATAAATGATATTGATTTTATAATACCAATAATGGATTATGATGCAAATGATTTTTTAAAAATATATTACAATATATACACATATGATGATACAATAAATTGGTTATTAAATAATGAAAGTTCAATATATACAAAAGCAAGAATAATTGAAAATGCATTAAATTCATTTGGACCAAATTTAGATTTTTTATTGGATAATACTATTAATAAATTTTTTATACAATTAATTAAAAAAGAATGGATGGATTATATTTTTAATAATTTAATTTCAATATACATACACTATGATAATGAATATAATATAGAAAAAAGAAAAAAAACAACTAATAATAAAAAAGAAAGAATAAATTATTTTAGTAATAAATATGTAAATAAAAATATAATAAGTTTATTAATGGATAAATATATTGAAAAATATAAAAAGGAATGGAATAATATATCATCACATTTATTAAATATTAAAATTTTTACAATAGAGTTTTATAAAAATTATTTAATATCAAAATTAAAATCTAAATAATTTAATATGTCAGAACATACAGAATTAAATATAAAATCTATAGTTATTCAAGGTGATAAAGAAGATGAATGGTATGCTTTACTCCCATGGCAATATGCACTTTTAATAAATTTTATTAAAACTTCACCACAAAGAAATACAATGTCAAATGAAATAACTAAAAATTATATTATTAATGGAAATAATGTAATATTAAAATATGTAGCATATTATTCAAAATTAGGATTATATTATATAATAAATAAAACTACTGGAAAAATTAGACAAATATTAATGTTACCTAAACATAATGGATCTAAAACCATTCAAAAAGAACAACTTGATGATTTAAATAAATATTTTGAATCAACACAAAGAGGAGGGAATATAAATTCAGAAACAAGTGAAAATGGATTTAATGTAGTAGTTGATCCATATTTAAGATATACAGGAGTTGAATTTAGTACAACAAGTCCAATATTATTTAGTGAAAAAATAGATTATAAAAAGGATTATTTACCATCATTAAGAATTGATACAAATGAATTTGATAATAAAACATTAAATATATCATATTATCAGAATATAAATGTAGATTATAAAGTTCAAGATAGAGTAGTAAATTATTTTTATTATAAATTATTAGATAAATATTTATATGAAGATTTAATAGATATATTAAATTATTTCATAATACAAAATGGAGAAGTAAAATTAATATCAAAATTATCAGACTATAAGAGTGATAATTATGAAAAAGATACATCAAAAGATATTGAAAAAAAAGTAGATTATATTGGAGAACATATATTTACTAAAAAAATGATGCGTGAAATTTTATCAATGATTGTTAATGAAAATGTTATTAGTTGGGTTGATTTACATAAACACTCTCAAATTATTAAAGAATTAGTTAGAAAAAAAATTAAAAATAATATTAAACATAAATTAAGTAATTAATTTTATTAAATTTTATTAAATTTAATAAACTTAAACAATAAAGCATATAAGAGTAATAATGACAATACATGATGATTATTTAATATATCAAGAAAAATATGAAAAACAATATGGGAAAGATAAAACAATAGTATTATGTCAAGTAGGTTCATTTCATGAAGCCTATTCAACAGAAACAAGAGGACCAAATTTAAGAGAGATATGTGATTTATTAGGAATAACATTAACAAGGAAAGATAAAAGTATAGATAAAATAGATGAAAAAAATCCATATATGGCTGGATTCCCATCAGTTGCTTTAACTAAATTTTTAAATATATTAATGAATAATAATTATACAGTTATAGTAATTGATCAAGTAACACCACCACCAAACCCAAAACGAGAAGTAACTGGTATATATTCACCTGCTACTTATATTGAAGAATCTTTTTCACCTGATGCAAATAATTTAGTATGTTTATATATTATTGATGAACCACAAAAAAATTCAGATTCATTAATGTGTATTGGTATGAGTGTTGTTGATTTATCAACAGGATTTTCTTCTGTTCATGAAGCATATTCTATTAATGGAGATGAAAAATATGCTTTAGATGAAGCATTTAGATTTATTAATAGTTATAAACCAAAAGAAACGATAATATATAGAAAAGAAAAGAGTAAATTATCAAAGAGTAAAGAAGAATTAATATTATATTTAGAATTAGAGAATAAATTATATAGATATTATGATAAAATAGATAAAAATTATGAAACATTACAATATCAAAGGATATTTTTAGAGAAAATATTTCCAATTAGAACAATGTTAAATATATTTGAAGCATTGGATTTAGAAAATAAAATATATGGAATTACAAGTTATGTATTATTATTAAATTATGCTTATCAACAAAATGATAATATTGTTAAGAATTTAAATAAACCAGAAATATATAAAAATAATATTCATTTAAATCTTGGAAATAATGCAGTTCAACAATTAAATATATTAGATAATAATGATTTAACAAATAAAACAAAAATAAATTCATTATTTGATGTTGTTAATAACACATCTACTTCAATTGGAAGAAGATATTTAAAATATCTTCTAACAACACCATTAATTGATAAAAATGAACTAATTTTAAGATATAATTGTGTTGAAGAAATAATTAATAAAAATATAGATATTGAGAAATATTTACAAGGTATATTAGATATTGAAAGATTACATAGAAAAATTTCATTAGGGTTAATACATCCATTTGAATTTTTAAATTTATTAAATAGTTATCGTGAAATACAAAAAATTATAAAAATAACTGAAACAACTGAATATATTATAAAATATCAACCAAATAATATGTATATTAAACAATTAAATATATTTATTGAATATTGTGATAAAGTTTTTAATTATAATGAAATGAAGAAATATTTATTAAATGATATTGATAATAGTTTCTTTAATTTAGGATTTTCTAATAATATTGATAATTTACAAAATAATATTGATACTAATATGAAAATTATGGATAATTTTTGTAGTGAATTAAATAAATATATTGATGATAATAAAACTAAAACTAAAATTAAAAAAAATATTGAAGATGAAGATTATAAAGTATCATTAAAAAAAAATGATCGTGATGGATATTATTTAAGTTTAACAAAAATAAGAGCGAAAGCATTACAGAAAAATTTAGAGAAAGTAAATGAAATTAAAATAACAAATGAATATAAATTAAGAGTAAAAGATTTAGAATTTAAAGAATTACCAAAAGGAAATACAAAAATATTTTGTGAAGAATTAAATAGATTATCAAATGAAGTAATAAAATTAAGATATGATATTTCTACAATAATAAAAGATGAATATGTAAAATTATTAAAAGATTTTCATGATAAATATAATGATTTATTTAAAAAATTAACAACTTTTATTGGAACATTAGATATATTAAAATCTAATGCAAAAACCGCTAAATTATATAATTATACTAAACCAACTATTTTAGAAAATAAAAATGGTTATATTAAAGCCTTACAATTAAGACATCCAATTGTTGAAAGAATTAAAACTGATGTTGAATATATACCTCATGATGTTGAATTAGGTAAAAATAAATCAGAAAATTATATTGATGGTATGTTAGTATTTGGTATAAATAGTGCAGGTAAATCTGTATTTATGAAAGCAGTTGGAATTAGTGTTATTATGGCTCAATGTGGTATGTATGTTCCTGCTGTTTCATTTGAATATACTCCATATAATTCTCTATTTGCAAGAATATCTGGTAATGATAATCTATTTAAAGGTCTATCATCATTTGCTCTTGAAATGGTAGAATTACGAGCAATATTAAAACGAACAGGACCATATACATTGGTTATTGGAGATGAAATATGTAGAGGAACAGAACATATATCTGGAAATGCATTAGTTAGTGCAACAATAATACAATTATCAAAAACAGGTTCATCATTTATTTTTGCAACTCATTTACATGAAATACCTAAAATGAAAAGAATACAAGAATTAAAAAATGTTAAATCATTTCATTTAACAGTAGAATATGATAAAAAGAATAATATTTTAATATTTGATAGAATATTAAAAGAAGGTTCAGGAGAACCTATTTATGGTATAACTGTTGCTAATTATTTAATTCATGATTCTGAATTTATGAAATTGGCTCAGGAAATTAAAAATGATATATTATGTCTTCCTAATGATATTTTACCAGATAAAAAATCTCGTTATAATAGTAAAGTATATATTTATGATTGTTCAATTTGTAATAAGAAAATACATAATCCAGAAAATTTAAATGGCGAATATGATACTCATCATATTAATTTTCAAAAAGATTGTGAAAATGGTTTTGTTAAAAATAAACCACATGTTTTAATGAATTCTGAAGCAAATTTACTAATTTTATGTAAAGAATGTCATCATAAAGTCCATAATAATAAAATTAAAATTAAAAAATTCATGGATACATCAATTGGAAGAAAATTAGATATTAATAAAAATTAAAATTATATAATTTTAATTTTTATTAATATCTAATTATTCTTTCAATTGATAGGGCTATAAAGTTATAAGTTTTTACAAAAAACTTATAACTTTATTGATACATCAATTGGAAGAAAATTAGATATTAAATAATATTTTTTTGTTAAAAAAAATATTATTTAATATTTAATTACTCTTCCAATTGATAGGGCAAATGAATAACAAAATTGTTATTCATTGATAGAACTATAAAGTTATAAATTTTTTATAATTATTTTGATAAAAATAATTATAAACCTAATTTTTGTTTTTTTGTTTTATCATTTAACCATATCAATATAAATGCAGTATCTTTTCCATCATTATTATTAATTCTAATATCTACATCTATATTTGATGTTTTTTGTTGTAATCTATTTTCTATTAAATTTAAAAATTTAATTGTATCATGATTGTCTATATCTAATTTATTTATTGAATTTTCTAATAATATTTCATTTTCTTTTAAATTATATTCATTGGTTGTTTCTGTATATATCTTCCATTCAGTATCTTCTATTAAAAATCCTGATGCTTTTCCTTGATATCTCCTAAATATTTGTTTTGTATATTTTATAAAATCAACTAACTCCATTTCCTCTTGTTCTTCTTTATAATTTTCTAATTCATATAATAATAATATACTTTTTGCTTTTTTTGAATCAATATATTTTAAACATAGATATTTTAATTCTTCATCTGTACATTTATCTAAATTTTTATTTAAATAATTGGCAAAATCACTATCTCCTGTTTTTTTATAATTTCCTGTATATTCATTATAATAATAATTCTTTAATTTTTCTAATTGTTGATAATTATTAATTTTTTTTAAATTACTTCTAATATTATTCTCTAATTGTATTATATTATTTTCCATTAATTAATATTTTTATTATTTTATTATTAAAATTACACATTTATTTTATATTCATTATTTTCTAATTTTAATATTAATATATTATCTATTACTCCCTCTGTTTGATTATATATTACATGTTTTTGATTAATTTTCTTATTATTTATATACTCTTCAAATGTTTTTATTAATTCATTGTATTGTTTTTTATCTTTTATTTTTATTTCTAATTCTAAATATTCCTTTATTTTTATCATCTTTTGTATTGGATTTAATTTATTCCATGGTTTCTGATATAAATATTTATCCATCATTACATATAATTCTTTCTGATTTGTTAATTTTATTGTAGGCTTTTCTTGATTCATATTTTCTACTATCTTATTTAATTTATTTATTCTATCTATTATATCCTCTTTATTACTATAATCTTCCCCTAATTTACTCTTTAAATGCTCTACTTCTAATTCAAATTTAATCTTTTTATTATTATTTCTTATATCTTCTATCTTTTTAATATCCATCTACTTATATTATTATATTTTTTATAGTTTATATTATATTATCAATTTTTTAAATAAATGACTTAATTTTGTATAATAAAAGTAAGTTATTTATTTAAAAAATTAATAATGTAATATAAATTAAAATTCATTTTTTTGTTAAATTATATGTAATTTCTTTTTTTTTAATATGATCATTTGTTATATTATAAAATAATGATACACTTATTTTTCCATTATTAAAACAATCATCTCTACCATTTATTTTACATAAATTTATTTTTCTATATGGACAGTTTTTATTATATAAAAATTTATTATATTTTATCCACCCATTATTTAACAGCATATTTTATTATTTAATAAATTATAGTTTATTATAATTTATTAAATCAATTTTTTCAATTTTTTTAATAATAATCAATATTTATAACTTAGCATAATGTTCTCCACATTCTGCTTTACAAATAGGACAATGATAATTATAGTTAGTTAAATATTCTTTAATACATGATTGATGAAAATAATGAGAACAAGGTAATATTAAAAATGTATTTTCACTATTATTTTCAGGTTTTAATTTATCTAAACAAATAGTGCAAGTTTGATCATCTTCTAAATCTTTTACAAGTGTTTTTAGTTTTTCATAATTTACTTTATTTAATTTATTAAATGATTCTTCTGTTAATACTACTGGTATATCTTCTTGATTTTGTGCATTATACATTTCATTCACTATGTCTAATATATTTCCTGTCATTAAATTATTCATTATATTAAATATATTATAATAATTTGGTTGATTATTTATTGGTTGTTGTTGTTGCTGATTTGGATTATTTATATTATTCCATAATTGTTGTTCATCTAATAAATTTACTGGAGTGTAATCATCTTTTTCCTGTATTGAGTTTAAAATATTTAATCCATTTACACATATATTATCATTTTTAACTTGTTCATATAAATTATCTTCAGTATGAATATATAATAATTCATTAATATTTAAATTATCATAATATTCATCAAAATCTAAATGACTATATTTATTATTGTAATTATTTATTATTTCATTAATTAAATTATCATCATTTATATTCTTATCATGTAAATATAATTTATATACCATTAGCATATCTGATTCCATTTTTTTTATATAAATATTATTATATTCTAATATTTATTTTATTTATCAAATTTTTTTAATATATTTATATATTAAAAATATAATGTCAAATATATATTCTAACAAAATTATATTTTTGTCAATCATAATTTTTTTAATTTTATTTATTTATTGTCGTGTATTAAATTTTTATAACTTTTTACTATTTTTAATATTATTTTTTATTATCTATTATTTATCAAATTATTATGTTAAATCTACTGATTTTGTTTCTCATAAAAAAGAATATATTATACCTAATATTAATAATGATAATAAAGATATTATAGATTTTGTATTTTCAATACAAGATTTATATAAATATAATCCAAATGCATATCAAGAATGTATTGATAATTTAAATTCATTTTTCGAAATATATGAATTAACAATGAAAAAAATAGAAAATAAAGGAAAATATTATGATTTAGCAAAAACATATATGAGAAATAGTGTTAATAGTTTGCAATCAATAATATTTAATTTAGATGCAAATAATAACTTAGTTGATAAATTAAATAGATCACATTTAAGATTACAAACATTATTAAATAAATATTTAAATGATATATATCATAAATGTAAAGAACAAATATTTTTTAATGGATTAGATAATAGTATAAAAATACCAGAAAAAGGAGAATTAGGATATAATATATATGATAATTTTGATGATTATACAGGAAAATATAATAAAGATTTTACTTATCAGTTTATTTAAAATCTAAAAAATAAAATCTTATAATAAATAAATGAAATATAATTTTATAAAACCTGAAGATTATGAAGTTAAACAAAAAAAATATTTTGTTTTTTATCAATTAACTCTTTTTAAACATCCTAAAACTAATAAACATCACATACGAAAATTTGTATTAGATGATGACTATAATTTTGTTGATGTTAAAGAATATTATATTACAAAAGAACAATATGATAAATTTATTAAAACACATCCATATAATAAATATAAACAATATCAAGTTTATACATTAGATAATATAGAATATCCTAATATGTCAGATATATTAACATGTCAATCTGATATTTTACACAATAAATCAAATGATCAATTTTATACTAATTTTGCTCCAATTATGTAAATTTTTTTTATATTTATATAAATTAAATATAAATATAAAAATGGATATTAATATTGATCAAGCAACTCCTAGAAATGATTTACATTTAACTGATGATGGTAGATATTTTCATAAAACTGGTCCTGATAATTTAGATATTGATAAATTTAATAGACGATTCACTCAATATGAAATTAGAAGACATAATGAAATGAATAGAATTTTACAAGATAAATTAAATGATCTAAATAGACCTCAGGAAGAATTACCTATTTATAATCGTCCTTTAGGTCAAATACTTATTGAAACTAAAGATAATATATTTAATATATTTGATGAATCATTAAGTGGTAATATTTCTATTGATACTTTTACTGGTTTTAATAGACTATTCTATATTGGAATATGTATATTATTTATCGCCTTTTTGATTTTTGTTTTTAATTTTATCCTACTTAATTTTGATTAATTATTTTATTATTTCTATATATTTTACATATGTTAATATTCTCATTCTACAACAATACCGTTTTATTTCTAAATTATCTAATAATTCTCTTCTTAATTTATCCTTCTCTTCTTCATTTATATCTGTTCTATTTAATATTTTATTAGATTCTTCCTCAAATAGTAATTGTTTATTTCCTAATATTGTTTTACATGTTGGACATCTTAGATATAACATACTTATTATTTATTTTATATTATTTTATTCTTAAATTTTATTATTTATTTTTTTTATCAGTTTTTTATAAAGTAAATAGTATATATTTACTTTACTATAACTAATTTAACTATGTTGAATTAGTTATTGAAATTTGTCCAGTTATATCATCTATTGTAGAAGAATATATATCAGTATGATTTGGTATATAATTTACATACCATTCTCTCCTATATTTATTGTAATCAACTGTTACTATTGGCAATTTTAATTTTTTATAATTTTTTGATTTCCATAAATAAATTACTTTAATTGGTTTATCTAATTTTATATTCCATGATATAAATGATTTCCTAATTGCTTTTTCAACCGTTAAATTTATAGTTTTTATAGATTTATTATATTCATCCATATAATTATTAATAAATAAAATTTAATTACAAATTAAATTTTATTTATTAATAATTATATGGATCTAATTATAAATTAAATTAATTTATAAGTTCATCCATATAATTATTATTTAATTTATAAAACTTAATTATAAATTAAATAATAATTAAATGGATCTAATTATAAATTATTAATTATAATTTAATTAATAATTTATAATTTCATCCATATAATTAATAATAAATAAAATTTAATTTGCAATTAAATTTTATTTATTATTAATTATATGGATCTAATTATAAATTAAATAATAGCGGGATTTTTATTAGGATCATTAACAAATGGTAAAATAGATTTAACATGACCAACACCTTTAGTAGTTCCTTCTCTAAAAAAGAAGATCATATTTGGTTCAATTAATTCAGGATGAAATAAAAATCTAAATTTAACTTCTTCCTCATCACCTATTTTTAATATTTGATCATTTTTTAATATAATTAATGCAGATTGTCTAATAGTTCCACAATGAATTACTGGTATATATTTTTTACTAATAGTAGTAGAATGATTAAATATTTTAATAATTGCAGTAAATTCATAACAAATTTTATTTATTGCTTCTTGTGTTGTAATAACCATTCCTTTTTTAATATTATCTTTTCCAAATTCTATTTTTTTATCTTTAATACGGAAAGCAATACATCCGCGTTGTCCATTATTTAATTGATCAATAGGATTAGCATCATTATCATGAATAGACCAAATATTAATAGGTATAAATGTTTTATCAACAGGACCTAACATCATACTACCTTTAGTAATATTTTTTCTTGCAATACCACTAACAACTAAACCAATTCCTTGAGGAGTAAATTTCTCTTCTATATAAAATATTGGAATATTAAATTCACTATTTGTTTCCCATGTTGTGCGTGTTTCTAAATTATCTAATAAATGTTTTAATGGTTCAATATAATATCCTGTTTTATTAGAAATTGATATCATTGGTATAATATTACTATTTGTTCTCATTTGATAACAACAATCTTCTATATCATTATATATACTTTGTTCTTTTTCTCTTAATTCTTTAGAATCTAAATTAATATTATCTAAATTATTAAAATCAATTACTTTTTTATTAAATTTTTTTAATATTCTTTTTAGAGATACAACAGTATCATTATAAATATTAATGGGTGCAATATCAACACGAGTAATAATTATTATAAATGGAATTTTCATATATAATAATATTCCTAAATGTTCTCTCATCATTTTCATTTTATTTAAATCATCACGATTTGCTGATACAATTAATATTCCATAATCTGGAAAATATCCAGTTATTCCATATAATGTTGTTTTTAGATATTTCTCATGTCCGCATAAATCTACTAATATTATTTTATTATTTTTTATTTCTAAATTTCTTACTGATATATCTGATGTTTTTCCACTTTCTATTTCATGTTTATGTCTTGCAATTTTCTCTCTTGCTTTTCCTTTTCCATCATCAAATTCTCCTGTAGTTAATACTCCAATTAATGAACTCTTACCACTATCTACTGACCCTGCTATTACCATACATATTTCTCTCTTTTTAGTTATTGTATTCGGTTGATAATCCATTATATCCTCTTATTTTTTTTTATGTATAATTTGTTTATTTAATTAAAATCAATTTTTTGAAAAAATTGATTTTAATTAAATAGAAGAATATTATTATAATAAATTTAAAGGATATTTAATAATAATAAGTAAATGGAAATAGATAGAAAAGAACAAACAAAAATTAGAGAATTAATAAAAATAAATTATGAAGGAAAAATATATGAAACAATAGAAATAGATTCAATAAAACAAGAAATATTAAAAACTATAAATAGTAATGGACATGAAAAACATATAATTTTTATAAATCAATATATTCATACAAAAAAAGATAATAAATCATATTTTAATACTAAAAGAAAAAATAAAATAGTAAATAAAGATAATAATTTATTAAATAATCAAATTGATATAATTTGTCAAGATAATAAAGAAGATGAAATAATTAATAAAGAAGATGATGATGAAAGTATAAATACAGAGGAATTAGAACAATTAGAAATGGAATTATTTAATAAATTAAACAATAATAAAAAACAAATAAAATATAAATATGAATATCCAATAGAAAAAGTATATAATATAAGAAAAAGATTTGATGAAAAATTTGGACCATTTGGAACACAATGGATACATGAGAAACAAGTAGATGATAAATATGATGATATAATAAATAAAAGATCAATACAATATGATAAATTACGAGCAATAAAATTACCAGAACAAAGATCACCAGAATGGTTTGAGATGAGAAATTCAAAAATAACAGCAAGTGATGGAGGAACTGTATTAGGTGATAATAAATATGAACCACAATATACATTTTTATTAAAAAAAACATTGGGTGATAGATTTAAAACTAATATAGATTGTTATCATGGTAAAAAGTATGAAGAAATAGCAACAATGATTTATCAATATAGAATGAATGTAACAGTAGAAGAATTTGGATTATTAGGACATCCAACATATAGTTTTTTAGGTGCAAGTCCAGATGGTATATGTAATCAATATAAATATGATAAAATACATAAATCTAAATTTGTTGGTAGAATGTTAGAAATTAAGTGTCCATTAAGAAGAGAAATTAAAAAAACTGGACCAATTAAAGATAATATATGTCCAATTTATTATTGGGTTCAAGTTCAATTACAATTAGAATGTTGTGAATTAGATGAATGTGATTTCTGGCAATGTAAAATTAGAGAATATCAATCAAGAGAAGAATTTATTAATGATACTGATCCTGATGAACCATTTAGATCTTTACAATTTGGATTTGAAAAAGGTTGTATTATTCAAATCCTTCCTAAACAAAAATTTAATAATTTTGTTAATGAATTTATGTACTCCTCTAAATCTAAAAATACTTCAACTAGTATTTATAGTAGTGAATATTTAGATAATTATAATGATTTTATATATGAAGAGGCTAAATGTATTTATCCTCCAAAAATAGAAATGACCCCTGCTGAAATAGATATATGGATTGCTAAAACAATAAATGATATACAAAATAAACATGAATATAAAGATTATGTATTTGATAAAATATTATATTGGAGATTAGAGAATTCAATGAATGTAGTTATTGAAAGAGATAGACAATGGTTTAATGATAGTCTTCCTAAATTTAAAGAAATTTGGAATTATGTAACTATTTTAAGACAAAACATGGAATTGGCAAAATTATTAAAAAATTATATTTCAACCAGAAAAATTAAATACAATAAAGATATTATGGAAGTTGTTAAAAAATTATGTGAAAATCCTACTGATTCTAATTATATCAATTTTATTGAAAATGAAATTAAAAATTCTGATATTGTTATCCCTATTGAATCTGTTATTGAAAAAAAAACTCATATGACTAATAATTATATTAATAATAAAAAAATTAAAAAAGAACCTGTTGCTGATACTTATTTATTTATTGATGATTAATATTAAAATATTTTTTATTTTACTCTTTTTTAAACAAAATGCAATTAATTGCATTTTGTTTAAAAAATTGAAAAACAATAATAAAATAAATTTTTATTAAAAATTTATTTTATTATTATTTTACTCTTTTTTAAATAATCTGTTTTAATAAAACAGATTATTTAAAAAATTGAAAAACAATAATAAAACTACAATAATTTAAATAAAAAAAAATGACAGATATTAACGATTTTTTGAGTGTATATAATAAGATAGCAGAATATGTACCAAAGGAATTAATGGATACATTTAATGATAAGTATAATAAATTATTAACAGAAGCATTAATACAAGATAGAAATAGGATATTTAATATATTAGAGAAACATTATCCAAATATCAATAAGTTTAAAAAAATAGTTTATGAGGAGATAGATGGTAAAACTGAAATAGATAATGATATAAATAATAATGAAATAGTATTAGATCAGTTTGAATACAATAGTATTAAATATTACAAAGATGATTATGGAATATATAATGAACAAACAGAATTAATAGGAATAATAAATAATAACAAATATATATTTTTCAATGAAATAACTGATATAGACGATATTACAAAATTAAATAAAATAAATTATTTAGATAAACAATATTATATATATGATGGTAAATTATTTGATGAAAATAAGAGAATAGAAGGTTTTATATTAAATGATGATGATAATAAATACATATATATAAATAATATTGGTATAAAAATTTAAATATAAAAATAATATTAATTTATAATATAATGATATGACAGAACCGATAGATTCTGATATAACTATTCATAAGAATGATAATAGATGTTCTCCTGCTTTAAATTTTGAGAACGGTTCTTGTATTCCATTAGAATATTTAATATTAATAGTTGAAGCATACAATAATAAATATCCAAATGATATAATAAAATTAAGTAATACTATTGAAACATTAAATAGACAAAAATATAAAAAATATTTATTAAAACAACTTAGTAAAAAATTAAAAAAACAATGTGATAGCCAACAATGTTGGTTAGAACAAAGTTTTATAAATAATATAAATAAGGAAATGAGAAGAAGAATACAGAATAATGTATTTAGACCAGATGGACCAAATGGTAAATTTACATGGTTAAATACATTAAATATAGATGCTGTTATGAAACAATATGAAGATAAATATCCTGAATTTATATTTTTAGGAGCAGTTCCAATAGATTTTGATAATTTAGATGGATTAAAATTTAGTTCATATGATTTTTATGATTTAGAATTTAATAAAAATAAACATAAAATTGGTATAATTTTTAATTTAGATAGACATGACCAACCTGGATCACATTGGAATGCATTATATGCTGATTTAAAAAAAGGACAAGTTTATTTTTATGATAGTTACGGAATTAATCCTACACATGAAGTTAGAAAATTAATGAGATCTATTGCTAAATATATTAAATCTAATAATATTAATCCAGTTGCTGATTATAATAAAATTAGACATCAGTATGGAAATTCTGAATGTGGTGTTTATAGTATTAATTTTATTGAAAGATTATTAAATGGTGATTCTTTTGAAAAAATATGTAAAGATAAAACACCTGATGATGTTATTAATAATTATCGTAAAATTTATTTTGGTAATACTAATTTTTAATATTAAATTTTTTTAATATCAAAAATATTTAAGTTATTTTTACATATAATTTATATGGTTCTTCTGATTCTAATTTATATAAATTATCTTCTTCATATTTATCATCTCTTTTTAATTTTATGTAAAATTCCTTTAATACTGGTAATGGTGGATTGAATTTTTTTATTGTTGGACTTATTTCCTCTATATTTCTATTTAAATCTATCTCACAAAATGGTTGTTTATCTTCTATATTTTCTATAAATAAATAAAATTTACCCTTCTCTTTATTACTAAATTCATATCCTATTAATTCAAATGTATTTATATTAGTTATTGGTTCTTTTAATTCTACTAATATATCATTATAATATTCTTTATCTGCATATTCTTCTGATTTTATTATTAATTCTATATTATTTTTTTTTACTTCTTTTTCTTCTTTTTCTTCTATATTTTTAATTTCAATTGGTGGTTCTAAGATTTCAGTTACAGTTATCATTTTGTTTTTATTATTATTATTTAATATTAATTCAGATTCATTTAATAAATCTAAATGATTTTCATGATTTTCTACTGTATTTATTTCATTATGCATTTGCTCAGATGTATTAGATTTATATAAATTTATAGATTCGTTTTTTTTTGAATTATATATATTATAATTTGGATTAGTAGATTCATTTAAAAATTCTTCTAAATCATTAGAACTTATTATACAATTATTTATTTTATCTATGATTTTATCTAATTGTGTTGGTTCTAATGTTTGTAAAAATTGAACATTAAATGTTGGAAAATCTACTTGACTCCGTAATAATTGTTTTTTTATTTTTTCTATATAATTCTCTAAATCTTTAATATCCATATTGTTATATAAATATATATCGTTGTCTGATTGCCCCACCACCCCTCCTCTTCTAAAATTTAAATTATTACCAGACATCATTTCTTGCATTTTTTGATACATTAACATTTGATTTACATCCATACTATTATTCATATTTATATTCATATTTGGTGAATTCATTGGATTAAACTTTGTATTGTTTTTATTTAAACTACTATCTATTTGATTTCTCTCTGTTAATAATTTATTTAAATTTGACTTTAACTCATTATCTGACATTGCCCCTGCATTATTAAAACCTTCCATTGTATTATTTTGATTCATGTAATTATTATTATTCATTGGATTCATTTTATTATTCATCTGTTTTTGCATCATCTGTTGTTGCATCATTTGTTGTTGCATTAATTGTTGCATCATTTGATTCATCATTGGATTATTATTACCCATCATTGGATTATTATTACCCATCATTGGA